TATACACCTTTGTTGGGATTTATGAATGATAAATTCACAACTGGTTCAGTTTTCTTTCCGAGTTTGATACCATATTCTCAGAAACCTGGTTTCTTTATGTATCCACAAGCTAATGGTGGAGGTGAAATTGTTTTACCTTTCCTGTTACATAAAAATTGGTTGGATATGACGAATGCTTCTGAGGTTCAGAATATGGGAACATTGCGTTATGTTATTTATACACCATTACGTGTAGCTTCTACAGGAGGTACAACTACTGTATCTCTAAGAACCTATGCTTGGATGTCAGATGTTCATCTAATGGGATCAACAACATCTTTATTGTTGCAATCATCAGATGAATATGGTAATCAACCAATATCTGCACCAGCTTCTGCTGTTGCTAGTATTTCATCCTATTTAGGTAAAGTACCTTATATTGGTAGATTTGCACGTGCAACTGAAATTGGTGCAAGTGCTGTATCAGAAGTAGCAAAAATTTTTGGTTACACTGATCCACCTAATATAACTAATGTTCAATCATATCAACCTATGAATGCTCCTATGTTAGCATCTTCACATATTTCTGTACCTTTACAGAAATTAACTTTAGATCCTAAGCAGGAGTTGAGCATAGATCCAACACCTCATGGTATTGGTTCTCATGATGAATTAGCGTTACCATATTTGACTCGTCGTGAAAGTTATTTTGCTTTCGCTGGTTGGTCTACTACAGATATTGTTGGTACACAAATATTTAATATGAGGGTAAATCCTTATATGATTGATTTGTTACCTATAAATAATGCTAGTTCAACACAAGTTGGTAATAATGTTTATCATACACCTCAAGCTTATCTAGCTAATATGTTCAATAATTGGCGTGGAGATATTATTGTGCGAATTAAAGTAGTTTGTAATAAATTTCTCAAAGGTCGTCTGAAAATATCATATGATCCTCGTGGTAATATTACAACTACTGATGCGCCTGAAAATAGTGTCTACACTGAAATTATTGATATTGGTGAAAATGATGATATAGAAGTTCGTATTCCATATCATCAAGATTTAGCTTGGTTAAAAGTTGATAAAACATTACAAACTAATTGGTCACCAGGTAATAATTTACCTAGTCGGATAGGTATAGATAATGGTTTATTGACCATTCGTGTATTGACATCATTAACTGCACCTACAAGTGGTACTGTTAATTTGTTGTTCTTTGTACGGGGTGGTGAAAACCTTGAATATGCTAATCCATCTGGTGTTATTGGACCTACCACTAGTGGTACTCGTCCATCATTTTTCCAACTGCAAGCTGAAGATAAAACAGATGTTGTGTCTAAAGTTTTTACAATGGGAACTCCCACAATCAATCTCCCTGAGCGTTATGCTCTAAATTTTGGAGAGAATGTGGGTTCATTGAGGAATATATTGCATCGTGCTGTTACTGTAGATACAGTTCCGTTAACTGAAACTACAACTACAAATCAGTATACGTTTTATGGTAAAATATATAAACGTATGCCTTATACTCCTGGTTATGTCGCTACAATACCAACATTAGCTAATAATGTTGTTGCTGCTAGTGGTACATCACCATATGCGTTTAACACGCTTCATCCTATTCCTTATATTACATCAATGTATATAGGGTATAGAGGTAGC